GTTTTAAAAATATCTATCTGATGATTAATATCTGTTAACTCATCTTTGATTTTAGAGTTTCTTTCTTTTAATAATGTATTCATCTTAGAAAAAATATTAATATCTAATAAGTCTTCAATGATATTTCTTCTTGACCAAACTGGTAATTGCATGAATGGTATAAATGAAGATGAACCGAGTACAACTACCTGGTGAAATGATTTATGATTTAACTTAAGAATATTTTGTTCTAGAAACTTTTGATAATCTCTAGCATTAGAAGCCTGATTAATAAGATTACCATTTTGATATATTTCAAATTTGCCTGGCTTTATACCTCTTATAATTTTAAAGTCATGACTTCCAATTTTCATTTTAACCGTAACTAATGTACCTTTTTTATTAATACTATTAATCATTTGGTCTTTCTTAATATCTCTATGTGGTTTACCAAAGAGTGCAAAAGATAGAGCATCAAGTAAAGTTGATTTACCTGCTCCATTCTGGCCAACAATTAATGTTGATGGTGTTTTATCCAATAAGATTTTTATTGGGTCGCTTCCGGTGGATAGAAAATTCTTCCACTCGATAGATTCAAAATGTATCATACTACCTCTAGATTTTGTGCTTCAGTATATAGTTTTCTCAATTCGACTTTTAGATGTTCTTTATCTAAATCTGTATCAACAGCTTCGACATATGAATCTAGAAGTTCGTTAGTATCTTCGAGGGATATTTTCTCGTCTTCTACGCTTTCTCCCAAATACTCTTCAAAAGATTCTGCAATCTTTAATTCATATGTTTCAATATTATTTAGTCTATCAACAAACTTATCAAACATATACAAGTCATTTTTATTTATAACAATAAGTTTAATAAACTTTTTCTCAAATTCTGATACATCTACTTTATCATAATCTGTTTTTGTATCATCATATATTACCTTTTTAAACATTGTAATAGGATTTCTTACAGCCTCTATTTCTCTTGTTTCAGTATCAAGTACATGAAAATACTTAGGGTCATCTACATCCGCCCAAGTAAATTCCATTTGAGAACCAAGATAAGTGACATTACCTTGACTTGATTTTGTATGAAAGTGTCCTGATAGAACCATTTCAAATCTTGAGAATACATCTGCACTCATTCCATGTGGATTAGGCATCCCTGCCATCATGTCGAATCCTTTCAATTCCAAGTGTGCACCCAAAATTGGAGCTCCGCAATTCTGAGCAAATTCAGTATATTCTTTATAATTAGAATTATTAATCCAAGGTATAACTGCAACACCTAGACCATCATAGTCTAAAACTGTTGGCTTCATTATAATGTTTACATTTGTGGTAAAATAACCAAGCAACTCTTTGAGGCTACACAACTCGTTAGTGTTTTTGAAATAGACATCATGATTTCCGGGTATAATATCCATAGTAATACCGGCATCACGCATAGGCTCAAGGAAATGCTTCCTATTAGCATTAAGAGCTTTGAAGTTGACAAATTTTCTATGCTCATAATAATCTCCTAAATGTAATATTTGTGTTATGTTGTGTTCTTTTAAATACGGAAAAAATATCTCGTTATAAAAGCGTTCTTGATACTGTAAAAAAATATCACTGCTATTCCTAACACCACAATGTGTGTCATTTAATATTGCTACTTTCATCCTTGTTTAGCTAACCTTAGCATTCTTCTTTGTGCTTTAGCAATTTTTCTATGAGCAACATTAATTCTTCTTAATTGTTCTAGAACTAATTTTCTACGAACCTTTCTTTTAGATTCAGTTTTTACTTTCTTATTCATAAGACGTAAATGTCTTTGTCTTTGCTTTTCACTTAATTTTTTCATTACATAAATAGCTCAAGTTTTTCTTTCTCTCGCTTCTTCTCCTCTTTTGCAAATTTCTTAATAGCTTCATCTTTAGTACGTATAGTACCAATCCTTTGTCTTAATGTATCAACATATGCCATTGTTTGTTCGGCTCCTTCGTTGTCCATACCCATTGCAACAAAATCTTCTATACCCATCTTTTCGATGAATTTGAATTTGATATCTTGTTGTTTCTTTTCTTTGGTTATTCTACGTATAAAAGCAAAATAACAAATTTGAGTAAAGTATGAGAATGCATTTGGCTTACCTGTTCTTGTAGCAGTATCGATATTATAATTACCAATTGCTCTTAAACAGTTTTCAACTGCATCCATTACCATTTCTTCTCTATAAGTATATCTTACAAAGTTTGGTCTATGTGATAATCCTTCAGCGATACGAATAAAACATTTTGCAATGTAATCGGTTACTTTAGGAACTTCTTGTTTTGCTTCTCTGGCTTTATGAGCCTTGACTGCATAGTCCATTACGGCTTCAGAAAATTCTCTGTTATTTACGTAATGAGGTTTGTCTTTAGGTTTCACCATATATTTTCTCCATAATGTTATATTATACCATATTTTTACTGATTTGTACACATTTATTTTTATTTAAATAAATGAAAAAAACGGTGTACATTTACTCATTTTTATGATATAATAATATAGTCATCCGGGGAGGATAGAGGTATACTAAATTAATGAATAGTACGTTTCTTATCCAAGTCCGGAATACCTTCATCAGCGTACTCATTGATTAAACGGTTTTCATACTCTTCAAGTAATTCCTGGTCCGTTCTAGTATCAGGTACACTAATTGGTTTATCCATCTTAAGAGCAAAATTGACATACGTATCTTTTATAGACTCTGCTATTGGTACGTGCTGTATTATTGAACTCTTAAGAACTTTAAATTGTTTTGCTTCAGAAAAAGGAAACCAAGCTGTAAATTGAATTCCACCCATTAACCCAGGATTCAATCTTACTGGTCTTTCTATAATAAAATTATCGTCATTCTTTACAGCAAGTAATCCAATGATTTCCTCACCGTTCATGAGTTTAAAATGTCTTATATTTAATCCTTCCATATTATATATTTATATCCCACATTTTGTAATTAAACCTTTCTTTTGAATATATTTTAATTCTTTCTGCGGCATGTTGTAATGTATAATTCTTTTGAGATTTCCAATGTAAGTCATCTGCAATATCAAACACTTTAGTATTTCGTCCGTCTTCACTTTTTCTTAATCCTCTTCCGATACTTTGAAGAACCCTAATTTGAGACTTACTTGGTGAAGCAAATATAATATTGTGTAAATTACGAATATTAATCCCTGTAGAAAAAGTGCCAATACTAGCGACGATAATCGCATTGGTCTGGGTTTCAGTAATCTCACGGACCGATTCTCTTGTATCGACGTCTGTTTCTCCTGAGACATAAAATAATTTCCTATCGTCTTTTATTTTATCTTGTAACAAAGAATGCAATGGTTTACCATGTTTTTCTACGTATTGAAATAAAATAAGTGTATTACCTTCTTGGTCTAATGCCAGATTTGTAATAAAGTTATTTCGAGGTTCATACTTAACAATAAAATCAAGCTCCTGTTGATATTTATTCTTTATCAACTCTCTACATATCTCTTCTTTATACTTTAATAATATGATATCAATATCCATTTGAGATAGATTGTCACTATCCATTAATGCTTTTGTTGTTGTCACTTTATATACAGGACCAAATAATCCTTCTAATACTAACTGATGTGTTTGTGTTCCATCTAATGTACCAGTTGTGCCAATACGATATCTAGCATTTACACATTTCTCTAAGATTGATGTTAATGATTTTGCTTTAAAGTTATGTGCTTCATCTCCAACTACCATACCAAAATTAGTAAACCAAGTGCTAGGCAATTTATAAACTGATTGCCACGTGGATATAATAACTCTTTTTTGTACACCAAATCTTTCGCGTCCTGAATATATTCTATGACATGTTTCTTCATGAGACCAACTATCTTTGGCAGAATAATCGCCAAAATCATTATACATTTGTTCTACCAAAGATGTTGTAGGAACGATTAATAATATTTGACCATCGTAGTGTTCTAAAAAGAATCGAATAGCCAAATATATAATTAAACTCTTACCAGATGCTGTTGGAGATAATAATAACCTCTTTTCGTCTGATAACGCACACGAGAGTGCATCTAATTGATAATCCCTAGGGGTTATACCTACTCCGTTCACCGAAAGCCCCAATTTCTTAGTATAGGCCTCTAAAGCCCTTGTTTCTGTTAGATGTGCTATGTCTAAAGCCCTTACCTGAGGGCTTTTAATTTTATACCCTCTTATATCACAAAATTCTTTAAGATACTGTAAAAGACCACAATATAATGTTTTCTTACGTGTATCAAATAATCTTATTTTACCGTCCCAAACACGGTTACGATATGCTGGCATAAATTTATAACCAGGCACAAAGAATTGGAAATGTTCTGATAATTCCATTTCTATTGAGGGGTCACATTCGATATTTAAGAAGACTTCATTCTTCTTTTTAACCGTTACAATATCCATTAAATTCCGCTAGTGAACTTTCTCCATTCAATCATGTTCTTAATATTTTGATGTCTCCATTTGACATTCTCTAATATTTCTTTTAATGTAGCACAAACTTCCTCTAAGTATTGTATTTTAGCTTGATGCTCTTGTATGACTGAATCTGAATCATAATAATAATCCATGTCACCTTTTAAAACAGTTAATCCATTAAGTGGGTCATAATCCCAACCTTTTTCATCAATCTGTTCTTTACTCATCTTGCCATTATAATGCAACCATTTGTCCTTAAGTAGCACCTTAAATTCAAGTTCAGCCTTTTTAAGTTTCATTCGATTTACAGAAAGTAATTCGAGATATTTACCGTGAAGTTTTGCGGAGTCTCTTGATGATTCATCTAGATTCATTTCATCTATTACAGAATCTTTCTTCCACATTTCTAATATTTGTTGCAAATTATTCATAATATATATTATACCATACTTTTAGTGATTTGTACAGGTTTATTTATACAAACTCAAAATTAGTGTATTGAAAAGTAATATCCATTTGAGCATATTCGATACTATCAGCTTGTGCATCAAACTCTATTGGACTCATACTTACTGGAAATACACCATTGAATTTTACTTCTTTTACAACATTATTATGTGATGTTAATATTAACAATGTTGCATCTACTTTTTGGTCTTCTGCATTATTTGTTTGAATAAGATTATGCATCCAATTAAAAGTTTCAATATAGTTATCTAAATTTTCTGTTATATTGATACGTAATGATAGGTCTTCAAAAGTAAGTCTATCACCAGTAAAAGATAAATTAACTCCACGATATGGAGCATCTACAGCAACCAGGTTTAATCCAGGTAATGTACAACCTACAGCAAAATATTCTAAATTTCCATAATTATTACTATTGATTTTAAATTGAAATCCTACTGGACTTAAAAAATTTTTATTTGTAGTTACTGTAGCCATATATCTATTTATAAAACTTGAGGGGCCAGTTTGGCCCCGTTTTAATTTACTTCTCTACAACAAACTCATTTAGTTCTGCAGCTACAGAAATAATATCCTGTGCTGAGATTGATTTTGTTGGTAAAGGTTTCTTATCATCCGGATGATTATCGTTATGATTATACGTAGCGTCAATCTTCCTTTGTAAGTTATCGTATAGTATGCCTTGCGCCATACTGAGTAAATCGGCTCTTATTTCATAGCCACTTTTTCCATTTGACATAATTTCCTCCTGTGTGTATGTGTATTTTATTATGTACTATATTATATATAAGCCCAAAGAAAAGGGGTCTGAAAAGACCCCTTAAAATGAGTGATTAACTCTGGCTTACACCATAATGTCGTCAACTCTGAAGATTCTAAAGTATTGGTTAGCTCTATCTGTACCAGTACCGTTAGCAGCTACGAATGGATTTGCAACCATACCGTATCTTGTTTTGAATCCCATTCTTGGTTGGAAATCGTTCTCACCCACTGCTTTAACCATTGTTAAAGGAACGTAAGGACAATAGAA